CTTCTCGACATAGTTGGCGACCGTACAGGCCCCGGTCGTCATCTGGTGGGCATAGCCGAGGCCGGAGGTCAGCGACGGCACCGAGGCGAGCTGGACCTTGGCATGGGGAAAGACGCCGAACTTTCCCCGGGCCAGCGTCTCGAGACCCGACAGCGGTTTCACCGCGGTCGGCAGGGTGTTCATCTTGGCGAAGAAGATCAGGGGGCCGAGGTCGACGTTCTCATGCTCGAGATACGGTTGGACCTCCGACCGGAACGCCGCCGTCCGCGTCGCATGGTCCTCATACAGCCCCTTCTGATAGGTGAAGCCACCCACCAGAATGCGTGCCCCGATGGCCAGCGCATAGGCCTGCAGGTTCATCCAGAACCCGGCGTGAACGTCCGTGTCGTCCTGGGCGGCCGTCAGCAGGAACCGCTGGACCATCGGCGCGGCGGCCGGGCGGCTGGGGGTCTGGCCTTTCTGCATCCGGCGCTTGGCCCGCCGGACCGCGTGTCCGACCGTGTCGTGCGCCAGCTTCTCGGCCCGCTCAGCCTTTCGGGCACCGCCATGCTTGTTGGCCAGGTCGATCAGCTCCGCCTCACGGGCGGTCGCATGGGCCTTCAGCGACGGATCGACGGCATATCCATCGTTCGGCGGGACAAACGAAAGGGCCATGATTCAATCCCGGAAGCGGAAGAGGGCCTAGTCCGCCTGGTCCCAGGCGGCGCGCTGTTCAGTGTACCAGTCCTGCCAGCCCTTCAGGCGGGCGCGGTCGTCTGCGCAGCCGGCATAGTTCCCGGCGACGGTGTCGGCGACGGCAGAGAGCGGAACGCCGCTGGGGGCGTCAGCAGGCTCCCCGGGACGGTCGGAAAGGGCTGGCGCGGCACCGCCGGCGGCGGCGGCGTCGTGCAGGCGCACAAAGCCGACAGGCACAGGATAGTCGCGATCAATCTCAGGGGTGACATAGACGGGGATCCTTTCGGTGATGGTCCGATAGACGACGCGGGTCTCGGCACGGACGGCCTCGACCGCCTGGCCGACGTCCTGAGTGATGGTGGCTGCCTGCTGGGTGCGCTCCCCGACCCGGATTGCGCCGCGCAGATCCGCCTGCGCCTGCCTGAGCGCAGCCTCGGCCGCCATCCAGTCGCGGACCTTCCAGGTCCCGGCCGCGCCGAGCGTCAGCCCGATCATCAGCACGGCGACATAGCCCTTCCAGCCCGCGAGGGCGGCGACGATGCGCTTCATGCTCAGACCCCTTCCAGCAGCACATAGGGGATGACCTCGCTGCGCCAGTCCTCGCCGAACAGCCGCTTGGCCTGATCCGTCACGGTGGCGATGAAGGCCGGCCACTGCGACGGCGGGATGGTCTGGCAGCCTTCCGAGCTGGTGCCGTTGACGCCGCCCCGGTGGATGTTGATCCCGAACATGCCGCGATCCTCATAGGGCGGATCACCGTCGCGCGTGACCGTCACAGGCCCCGCGCGCTGGCACAGCGCCAGGTGCTGGCCCGGGGTGCCCGCACGATGGATGTCGAGGCGATAAACCGGCCAGAAGCCCGGGTTCAGGCTGGCCATCCCCTTGGCCGCGCCGGTGTCCCGGCCCTTGCGATAGCCGCTCGGGTCGGTGTTGGCATTGAAGGCGATGAAGGCGTCCGGCGTGACGATGAACAGGGCGTCGTCATACATCGCCCGATCGTTCCGACCGACCGCCCCCAGGGTGTCGGCGTAATAGCCGCGCACGCCGACGATGGTCAGGTCGCTGGGCGGCAGGGCCGGATGGCGACGGGCCACCAGGGCCATCAGATCGGCGCGGGTCATGCGCGGTCGGGCGGCCGGCAAAGCAGCGGTCATGGGTCTCACTCCGGGGGGTTGGTTTGGGCGGTGCGAACGGCGGTCGCACGGCAATAAAAAGTAGTCTGCCGGACTACGTTTTCGCTTGTGTTCTGTAGTCCATCAGACTACACATAGTCATCAACGCAAGGGAACACGGCGATGCAACTCAAGTCCGCAAAACACAAGGCGATCAAGGCGATGCTGGCGGGAAACAACCGGCCCAAGGGTCTCGGCCCACGCGATGCCGCTCGCATCGAACAGCAGCTGCTGATGCTCGCCGCCTCGGCCAACCTCGAACAGGTCGCCGCGTCGTTTCCGGGCTGGAACCTGCACCCGCTGAAAGGCCCGCTGGCCGGGAACTGGTCGCTGGACGTGACCGGCAACTGGCGCCTGATCTTCCGAATGGACCAGCCGGGCGTCATCACCGATCTGGACTACATGGACACCCATTAGAGGGGGCTTCGGCCCCCTTCCTTCCTGTAGTCCGTTACGCTACACACCTTTTCACGATCAGGAGCCCGCCATGTTGAAGAACCCCTGCCACCCCGGCCACGTCATCCGCGACAATACCCTGCCCGCCTTCGGCCTCTCGGTCGCCGCGGCGGCCCGCGTGTTGCACACGGACCGTCTCAACCTGACCAAGATCCTCAACGGCGAGCGCGCGCTGTCGCCTGAGATGGCCCTGAAGCTCGACAAGGCGTTCGGGGTGGATGCTGAACTGATGATCAGCGCCCAGGCGCTCTATGATCTGGCCCAGGCCGAGCGCCGCAAGGAAGAGATCACCGCGCCGATTGAGCGTCAGACGCTGAAGGCTGCAGCCTAGACCTCACCGCCGGGGCTGTTGGCGCGCTGACCGGCACGCCCGCTTCTGCCTGTCGCTGCAGCTGGCGGAACAGATTGACCCACAACGGGCCGCCGTACACGGCCAGGGCCGTCAGGATCACGACCTCGCCGCTGGATGCACGATAGCCGCTCAGGGTCACCGCCACGGCATAGCTGCCCAGGACGGCGGAAAGGCAGAAGGTCGAATAACGCACGCAGCGCGGGGCGTCGGGCCAGCTGGTCATGCCCGGCTTCAACATCTGGGATCTGAGACCCAGAAACACGGCGGCCAGAATGGCCATGCCGGCGGCGATCAGCGACAACAGCATCAGACGCCTCCCTGCTTGTCGGCCTCGGCCTTCGCCCGATTGCGAAGGCCCTTCAGGGCAAACGGCAGGACCTCCCAGGTCACGGCACCGATGAAGAAGCCGATCGTCGGCAGGTCGCGCATCGAGGCCCAGGGGATGACCCCCGCAACCGCCGGAGAGACCACGACCGCCGTCACCACCCCGCAGAGGGCGGCTGCCAGCACATTCAGCCCCGCGCGCAGGATATCCTTCTGCGTCACATGGGCCCCGGTCATGAACAGGGTCACCAGGGTGAAAACCCCATAGACGAACGCACCAGCGAAGGCCGCCAGGGCCACGCGCACGCGCTCGGGGTCGAACTCAGACATCATGGCGGGTCACTCGCTTTCAGGGGTGGGCCGGTCAGGGATCCGGGATCGGGAGGGCGCGCGCCCTCCCGGCCGACTACGGCGAGATGAACTCGATCTTCGAGACGTAGAGATCGCCCGTCGGTTCAAAGGCGGGCGAGGTGCGCGGGCGGGCGGTGTTGGTACCCGCGACGCCCGGAGTCGGGTTCCAGCGGAAGCCGCACAGATAGGCGTTGACCTTCAGAACGTCCGGACCCACCAACCGCTTGGCCGAGGTGCCGACGTACATCAGGGGCTGGTTGTAGGCCGCCCGCTCATGCCCATCCTTGTTTTCCATGCCCAGCATCATGGTCCACATCGAGTCGCTGGGGCTGAACGGAATATCGACCTCCACCCAGCCGCTGTCGCAGATGTAGTTGACCGTTCGGTCGGCGATGATTCCCGCGTTTCCGGCTCCCAGTTTCCCCAGGATGTCGGTGTGGTTCATGGCGTTGACCAGCGGAAATGCGCCCGCACCGGCGTTGCCGGTCCCGATCCGGGGGTGGGAGTCCAGCTCGCCCTGCAGGTGCATGCCCAGCACGAAGTCTGACGGAAACGCCAGGTCCACAGCCCGCATGGTCAGGCGCATGATGTGGTTGGTCAGGTCCGTCGCGTTAGGATAGGCCACCTTGTCCACGAAAGGCCCGCCACCGTCAGAGGCCAACAGCGGGTGCCCCGTCGCGAAGCCTGTCTGAAGCAGCAGCAGCAGGTCATTGACGACCTTCATGTGGTTGTTGTCGTACTCGTACAGAGGTGCCATCAGCCCCGTCCTCACCCAGGCACCCGCCGTCCGGACGTAGCGGCCGAACTCGGCACTGTTGATGGCGAAGCAATAGGCCACCGCGCCGTCGCCATAGGACCCGACGGCGGCGACCATGTCAGCGTAGGCCGTTCCGCCGCCGCCACCTGCGAAAACAACCGTCGGCACCTCGGTCCCGAACGGGATACGGATGCAGGAAGTGCCGTCGAAGGTCACGCGCCCGACGACCGCCGGGGTGGAAAGCGTGCCGACCGGCGAGTGGAAATACTTGTTGACCTCGGCGTCCGTGGTCATCAGCGACGTGTGATAGGTGGTTGGCATGACGGACCCTTATCCGAAGGCTGCGATCTGAATGTTCCGGGCGGTGTAGAAGGTCCGGCGGTTGTCGTAGGCGCTGACGGATCCGTCGGAGGTCACCGTGTCGCCCTTCCAGTGGTCCTCGATGGTGAAATAGCCTCCAACGCCGTTGGGCCGACCGAAGAACAGCCGATGACCCGCCTTGACCGAGGTCGGGGCCAGAACCGTTCCATCCCGGTGTCTGACCTCGTAAGAGTCGGAGCCGTTGATGCCGTCCACCTCGAACAGCCATGAAAAGCCAGCGACCCCGTCGGAATCGACCAACCAGACCATGACCGTGTCATCGCCCGTGTTGTTGGGCAGAACATAGCCGGGGGCCGCCGCCAGCTTGGCCGTGTTGTTCAGCCTCGGCTCGGTCAGCACCATTTTCGTCATCAGCCCACCGCCGCCAGCGGCACCCGTACTGGCCAGGCCGTCGACCAGCTGGAACTGCCCCGTCCGCGAACCGGTCCCGTGGTAATAGACGCTGAAGAAGCCATCGATCAGGATGTCGCCCGTGGTGACGATCGTGCTGCCGTCCGCGCGCTCCAGGTTGCGTTGGTCTCCGTCATTGACGCCGACTACGACGATGTTGACGCTGCCGGGAGCGTCAGCCGGGGCCTTGCCGTAGAACACCTGGTCCACACCGACGTTGACGACCGCATACCCGGCCTTGGGCGTCATCCGCCAATAGGAGCCGACCACGGCCACGTCGCATGGCACCCGCAGCGCGGCCGGGAAGACGTCGAATAGCCGCTGCCATCCCGCCGGGGATGCCGACCAGGTGAAATAGCCGCTGTTCTTGACCGTGCCGCCGACGACCGGATCCGTATGGGTACCCGTGTCGCCCAGCCCCACAAGCGCCAGGGTTCTCGCCGGCCGCGAAGTGTCCGCCGCCAGGGCGGTCCAGCTGGGATAGGCCTTGGCTCCAGTCGCGCTCTGAGCAATCAGCTGGCGGTCGATGACCCGTTCGTCGGCATTGGCCTGTACGAAGGCGCGGATATCCTGCCTTGAGGTCTTGTGGATCGGGCTGGACGGATCTCCGACCACGGCGCGGTCGCGCCAGGCGGTCAAGCCGGCTTCTAGCGAGGTATCGGTCATGGCAGTTCCTGCGGCAGGGAAACGGGCACGGCGGCAGTCTCGGCCGCCGCTGAAGAGGGTCGGCGTCAGGCGCCGTAAAGGATCTCGATCAGGTATCGTTCGAGGGTCAGGGTGTCGCCGGCGTTGGCCAGCAGCCCGGTGATCCGGATGTCGAAGGGGGCCGAGGTGTCGATTGCCAACACAGCGGGCGCCGCTCCGACGTTGCCGAAGGTGGTCGGCCCGGAAACTGCCGCGACCTGCGCAGTCTGCGAATTCCTGTTGGCCACAGTGCGCATTCCCTCGTTCGACAACGTCGAGGCCAAGGAGAAGTTCTGGAAGGCGTTGCCGCCGAAGCGATAGCGAATGTTCTTGGCGTTTGCGTTGCTCGCCCCGGCCGAGGCGAGCGTGGTGATTCGAATCGCACCGTTCGGACCCATGGCCCCGCCCGGCACAGTCACCAGAACATAATCGGTTTCGGCGGTCGTGCCGGTCAGCGGAATTGCTACGTTGCCGCGCGCCAGTACCCGCCAATGGTCGCGGTCGACATAGTCAGTGGTGGCGAGCTGGGTGTTGCGGGTCCCGGCTGAAGCCGTCGGCGCGGTCGGCGTTCCCGTGAGGGCTGGGCTGGCCAGCGGGGCCAGCAGGGCGCGCACGGCGTCCACGAAGGCTGTGGTGGCCAACTGGGTGGTATTCGTGCCGGGCGCCGCCGTTGGGGCCGTCGGCGTGCCGGTCAGGGCAGGACTGGCCAACGGAGCCCGCAGGCCCAGGGCCGTTGCCATGGACGTTGCAAAATTAGGGTCGTTGCCCAGCGCCGTCGCCAGCTCGTTCAGCGTGTCCAGCGCGGCCGGCGAACTGCTGATCAAGGCCGACACAGCCGACTGGATGAAGGCCGTGGTGGCGATCTGGGTCGTATTGGTGCCCGGAGCCGCCGTCGGGGCCGTCGGCGTACCCGTCAGGGCCGGGCTGGCCAGCGGGGCCAGCAGGGCGCGCACCGCGTCCACGAAGGCCGTGGTGGCGATCTGGGTCGTATTGGTGCCGGGGGCCGCCGTCGGGGCCGTCGGCGTACCTGTCAGGGACGGGCTGGCCAGCGGTGCCCGCAGGCCCAGGGCTGTGGTCATGGCGGCGGCAAAATTCGCGTCGTCGGCAATCGCCGCGGCCAGTTCGTTGAGGGTGTCCAGCGTCGCCGGAGCACCATCGACGACGGCGGCCGTGACCAGAGCCACGATGGCTGAGAGCTGCAGCTGCAGGGTCGTCGGCACCGTCGCCACGTCCCGGCTGATCTCGATCTTGTCGGTGCCTTGGGCGGCACCGCCACTGGGCATGCCGCTGATTTTCTGAACCATGACCTACTCCAGGATGCGGCGCTGGCCGTCTTCTGTCAGACGGACGTCCCCGTCTTCGGACGCGCGATATGTGAGGGCGAAAGGCCCGGCCGTTTCGGTGGCGGACCACTGAATTCCGCTGCGGGCGGTCTCGTAACCCAGCTGCACTTCCAGCAGGACGTCGGCCGAGACGAAGCTACTAGCCCCGCTGAACGACGCACCGGCGGCGGTGTCCGTCACTTCGCCGGTGACCCAGCTGGTCGCGCCATCGACGCGCCAGCGGATCCACCAGGTCAGGTCCGCACGATCCGGCCCCGCCCCGGTGACCAGCAGCCGCAGCCCGTCCGTGCCGCCCAGGGATTCAAAGAACCCGGTCACCGCCGCGATAGTCGGAGGATCCAGCGCCTCGGCAACCGGCCTCGATCCCAGCTCGCCGCTGTCTTCCTCAGTGGCTGCATCCCAGTCCCAGGCGGTCGGATCGGCCGCCACGACGGAAAGGCTGACGCTGCCGCGTGAGAACGTCAGCTGACCGCCGGACGTCATTTCGAGCACCACCCCGGTCAAGCCCAGGTCGGGCAGGTCCGCGGCGATCCAGCGTTGCCCCAGGGCATCCGCTGCCGACAGCTTCCCGGTCAAGGAAGCCCGGAACGGCGACTGCTGCCGGCGCAGCACGGCCTTGGCCACGCGGCGCGACATGGGCCCGCTGTTCGAACACTCCAACGGGAGATCCGCCGACACGACCCGCCCGATCCGGTCGACTGCCGTCTCATCCCGCCAGGCGGTCGTATCCACCAGGGTCCAGTTGGCGGCCTCGCTGACGAATTTCGGCACGATCTCATTGACCGCATCGAACGCCTGGGCGTCTCCCTCGATGTCATAGTCGGCGATGTCTTCGTCGGTCAGGGTCACCGTCGGCGCGCGGTACTTGCCGACCCACAGCCGCCAGACCCCGTGCTGGTCCTTCAGCAGCCGCCCGTCACAGGCGGCCAGCAGCTTGTCCAGCATCTCCTGCGGATCGGCGGGAACGGCATAGTAGCCGCTGCCCCAATAGCGTTTTTCGGTCCCGCCGGCGGCCAGCGGAATGTCTTCGTCACAGATGTCGAACTCGCCGATCCAGTGATCGATGGCCGGGGCGATCTCGGTCGCCCAGTCCATGCCCATCCCGGTTTCGTGCAGGCAGAAGTCCAGAATCTGCAGGCCGATATTGGCGCTGGCCGTCGGCCAGGTCGTCGGGTCCTCGCGGTCCTGATCCTCATCGCGCGGATCCCAGATCCGGGACAGCCGCCCGGTAATCGACCAGCTGGGGTCGCCGTTCGGATAGTCGGCCGCCAGGTTCTCCTTCTTGCCGTGCTTGTAGTCGCAACCCAGGCTGACGACACCGTCGCCCCGGCAGGCCGTCGTCCACAGGGTAGGAACCGCCGTCTGGATCTCCGCATAGTGGGTTTCGGGCACGACGCCGAGCCGCGACTGGACCCGGATCAGATCATTCGCGCCGCCGCCATAGTCCGCGCTGCCTTCCACATAGCCGCCGGATCCGATGGTCAGGACATGGTCGTGGGACCAGACCTGATCGATCGCCTCGATCGGGCCATCACAGATATAGACGACGTCAAAGGCCGAAGACCCCTTGGCCTCCCACAGGGCATAGTAGCCGCCCAGCTTGCGCCGGCCATAGCCTCGGATGCGCGGCGGAATCGGCTGCTTCTTCGACCCCTTGGCCGTCTCGATGTCCGGCGTGCCCTGGGCCGCCTTCAGCGCGGCGTTGACCGCCATATCAACCGCGACCGTTGTGGCCACATAGGCGAGCGCCGAGACCACGTCGACGACGAAGGCGCTGGCCCCTTGATCACTGGCGGCGGCCGCTGCGGCGTTCGCCACCCACTCACCGATCGTATCAGCCATGGTTTGCCTCTCCGATCCGCCAGGCCGCGACGACCTCAGCCCGGCCGATCCACAGGCCGCGCGGTGCGCGCGTTGCCCAGCGCGCGCCGGTGCAGATCGCGCCGGCCAGGGCCGGGCCGTCCTCACTCAGAATTCTCACGACGCCCACATCGCCACGACGCACGCCGTGCGTTGCGCTGTTGTCGATCCGGGCAAAGCCCACCATCGCCGCGCGGGCCAGTTCCAGCACGCCGCCCGAGGCAGCCAGCACGGCCGCCGGATCATGGGCGGCGGCGCGCCAGGACGCGGCCGGATCCGGATGGCCCAGATGAACCATCCAGTCCGCCGGCAGCAGCAGGCAGTTCGACGCCCGCCGGTCAGGGTTGCGTCGCGACTGTTCGCGCAGGAAGGTCGCCAAACAATCACTGGCAGGCCGGTCACCCAGCTCGCCGGCCCCGCTCTTCAGCTCGGCCATTTCCGCGTGCTGTCGCGGGCGTACAGGCCGATCCTGTCGAAGAACTCATCATCCGGAAAACGGGCACGCTGCCCGGCCCCGGTCGCATAGGCCTGAACCCCCCGACGGCGCAGATAGGACCCGGCCACGAGCGTCACCGAGATCGCCCGCTCCCAGGTCGCGTCATTCTTGCGGGCCCGGCGAACCCGGGGATTGAACAGCTTGCCGCGCAGGGGCCAGCGGATCGGTCCGGCCGGACGATAGCGTTCGTCCAGGATCGCCCAGCCCATGGCCGCCGAGGATCCGACGATCTGATCGCGGTCCAGGATGTAGGACTGGATCGTCTCCGTGCTTACGCCCGACAGCTGCAGGGTCAGGCCCTGCGCCGCGCCGTTCATGGCCATGTCGATATCGGGCAGGCCCGGGCCGAACGACCCCGCCGCCAGATAGATACCGCCGGTCGTCTCGACGCCGTCCGCCGGCACGGGATAGTCACCGGCGGTGGCCGTCAGCCGCAGCACGGTCCCGCCCACCTCGGCGCGAAAGAAAAAGGCCAGGTTCTGTCGGTCAGACCGGCAGATCGCCCGCTCGGTGGCGTTGAAACTCATCGAACCGCCTCGACGAACCGCACCGAGGGCCGGGCGATCCAGCTCCGCGACATCTTCGGCCACAGACCGCCCTCGGGATCGTTCACCCGCATGGCGCAATGGGGATTGTTGAAATTGACCGGCGTGCCGGCCGCATGGGCCTGGCGGAACTGCGGCGCGATCGACACCGACCACAGGCCGGGCTCGACCTCGGTCATGGTCTCACACAGGTGCATCTCTTCACCCAGGCTGGCGGACCGCACCAGGCTGAAGACATCCGCACCCAGCAGTGTGCCACCCGTGACCCGGATCAGGGCCGTGTCGGCGCGCAGCACGACCGCCTCTTCCAGCTCGGCGGTGATCAGGCCGACGATCTCGCCGGTCCCGTCGGAATACTCGCTGTCGTCCGAGAACGGCACCTCGACCAGCCCACCCGTCGGGGATTGCTCGATGAAGGGCACGTCGATCCGCGCGCCGCCGCGCATCCGGCTGGCCAGAGCGCGCACCGCCCGGTGCTCGGCCGAGGTCGCCGCCCGCATCTCGCCGAACTCGGCGATCCAGTAGCCGCCGCCGTCCGTCGTCACCCCATCGGGCGGCAGGCCGAAACTGGCCGGGCCGTCGACACGGGCGTCGGCCAGTCGCCATTGCAGCATGGACGGCAGGAACGGCCGGGACAGGGGCAGGCGCTCGATCATCGTCAGCCCTTCATCATGCGGTCGACGCGCTGCACCGAAGGGGCCGTAGCATGGACCGTGCTGACGGCTGAGCTTGCACCCCGCGCGGCCCCGACCGAGGCGGCCTGCACGTCACCGCGCTGGATCATCTGCCAGAACTCGGGCGTCATAAGATTGCCGCTGAAATGGTTGTGCACCACGGCCGGGGCCCCGCCCCCGCCCGCACCCGCGCCCATCATGGCCAGGCTGCGGGCATTGCTGGCGATCTGGGCCCCACGCGGTGCCCGGATCAGCTCCGGGCCTTCCTCGCCGACCCAGGTCCAACCGCCGGACCAATAGTCCGTGCCGGCCGCGTTGTTGCCGGGCTTCTTGCCGCCGGTGAAGCTCGAGAACAGGGCGCTGATCCAGTCACCGGCGCCGCCCTTGCCGCCACCAAATCCGCCACCGCCGCCCTGATTGAAGATGCTCGCCCAGTCGATGTCGAACAGCTTGTCGACCAGATTTTCAATCAGGCGGTCGACCGACTGGTCAAACTGGCTGGTCAGGGCCTCGCGGATCCCGCCCTGGCGGATGTCGTCGATGAAGCTCTTCGTCCAGGCGCGACGGGCACCCTCGGCCTGGGCATCGATCTCCTGACCGATTTCGGTCTTTGCCCGGCTCTCGCCCTCACCCCGGTTAAGCCCTTCGCGGGACTCGATCTCGCGAGCCCGCGACGCGATGCGCGCCCTGCGCTCCAGCCCCTCGACCTCCGCCTCGCGGCCGGCCAGCCGGGCCAGCGTCAGACGCTGTTCCTCAGCGGCCTCGGCGACAATCCGGGCCATGACCTCGGCGCGGGCCTCTTCGACCTGCAACTGGTCCCGGGCCGCCTTCAGCCAGGCGTCATAATATCCACGCCCGGCGTCGACATAGGTCGCGATCCGTTCTTGCAGATCGGCGCTGCGCTCGGAAAGCGCGACGTCCCGCTCGAGCCCCAGGATGCGATCGACCTCGATCGCCGCCGCAATCTGTGCAGCATTGGTTTCGCGTTCGGAGACGATGGCACGCGCGGCCAGCAGCTGCTGCTGTTCCTGCAAGGCTTGAGTGCGCGCAGCACCGGCCTCGACATCGTCGTCGACCAGCTGGCGGATCCGCTCGCGAAGAGCCGCTTCATCTTCCAGCACACGGACATGATCCACATCGCCCAGGGCGCGGGTCATCTCCAGTTCAATCATCGCCGCTCGGTCTTCGGCGGCGCGATCACGCTGCAAACGCTCACGGGCAGCGCGATCCCCAGATCGGTCCGTCCGAGTGCGCGGCGCGCCATCCTGGGCCAGTTGTGCCGCCTGGTTGTCTGCTGCGTCAGCATTTGCTCGCCCACGTCGGTCATCATCCAGCTGGTCACGCAGAAGCTGGGCTCGCTCCTCCTCAAGGCGGGTGATGAAGCCCGGGGACAGCTGAATGCCGCGCGACTCCCGATCCCGGGCTCCCATAATCGCCTTATCCAGGCTGGCCAACCGTTCGTCCGGCGTCGTGTAGAGGGCGCGCCCCAGCTCGTCCCAATAGTTGCTGACGGCTCGCGCGGCCGCATCCCAGGCGCTTTCGATCGAGCCGATGCGCTCGGCCTGCCCGTCAACGGCCCCGGTCAGGGCCTCCAGCAGGATCTTCTGCGCGGCCAGCCGGTCACCGTGCTTCACCAGGGTGTCGATATGAGCCAGCGTCTCCTGATCCAGCAGACCGATCTGGCGGGTCAGTTCCCGCGCAGCCTTGTCCGGCTCGGTCATCGCCTTGGCCAAGGATGCGGTCGCCTGTTCGGCGTCCATACCCATGACGGCGGCGTAGTCCTTGCCGATCGCGATCAGGCCGCCGATCACCTCTCCGCCGATCCTGCCCGTCTGGACGTAGGCAGCGGCCTGGGCGCGCGCCGAGCGCACCGAAACCTCGCCTCGGATGGCAGCCGACTGCGTCAGGGTTTCCAGTTCAATGGCCGTCAGGCCCGAGGTCCGGCCCAGGCCGGTCACGGCCCGATCCAGCACCAGAGCCTGGGACTCGCCGTCTTTCCAGGCAGCCGCCGCCACCGCCGCCGCGCCGGCCGCTGCGGTAAGAGCGGCACCCATGGCCAGCAGGCCGGCCGAGGCGCGGATCCCGCTGGTCGCAAGGGCGTCCGCGATCTGCGGTCCTTGCTGCATGGCGATCATCGCCGGGTTCATGCCCATGGCCGCGGTCACGGCCACATCTGCCCCCTGACGGGCCAGGTTCAGTCGGCTGGCCACCTGGTTGCGGGTCAGGCCGTTCGTGTTCTGGGCCAAGGCCGCCGTCGTCGCATCCAGCCGGGTCTTGGCCAGCGCCTGCGCCTGGGCCAGTTCCATCGTGCTGATCGCGCCGCGTTTCTGCAGGCCGTCATATTCGCGCAGTTCGGCGTTGTAACGGTCCGTGGCCGCCGCCAGCGGATCGATCTCCGCCTTCAGCTGGGCCGCGCGGCGGGCCGCATCTTCATCGGCCCGGAACGCGGCGGCGAACACATCGGCCGAGGCGCTGGCGCTGCCCGCGCCATATCCACCGACGCCCAGCGCCGCGTTGAACTGGTTCTGGGCCTGCGACGCCTGAGCCGCCATCCGCAGGGCCTCGGCATTACGCCGCCACTGGGCTTCCTGCCGCTCGGCGGCTTGGGTCGCCCGGTCCGTCGCTGCCGCCGTTGCGGTATTGGCCTGGACCCCGGCCTCTTCGATCCTGCGGACTTCGCTGATGACCTCGGCCCCACCCTCAGGCTTCAGCCGGAACGCGATCTGACGGGTAGTAGCCATGTCAGTCCCTCCAGGCGTTGGCGATCAGGGTGGCCCCGACGCCGGCGGACCGTTCGGCCACCGCGTCCAGATCCAGCCGCTTCTTCAGAGTCACCTGCGGCACCAGAACGAAGGCGACGAAAGTCTGCCCTTCCGGGCCGTACAGTTTCGCGCCGCGACCCTTGCCCCGGTAGGGAGCGATGATCCCGCCGCTTCTGCGGTTCAGCTGCGCGCGGTCCGCGACCAGAAAGGCGCGGTTCCCCTTGCCCGGGACGAACCTCAGTTTCAGTCCGGTGCGCCGCTCGAAGCCAGCGGGCGTGATCCGCTCGCGCGCACCCTTCCGGTTCGTGGTGGCGCCGGCCCCGGACATCCCGGCCTTCAGACCGAACCGGCCCGCCTCGGGCGTCGGAACGGCCAGCCATTTGCCCCGGTTGGCCCGGATCACCACGCCCTTCGAATGGGCGTCGATGATCTTGGCGGCCGAGCCGCGGACCTTGACCCAGCCGGCGGCGTCGACGCTGTCGCCCGTCCGGGGATAGACTTCGCCGCGCCAGGCCTTTGGCAGACTGTTCCGGAAACCCAGGGCGAGAAACGTCTCTTCGCGGACGTCGGCCTTCAGCGCCTCGGTCGCCGCCTTGACGCCGAGCGTGACCGCCCGTGCCAGATCCTTTTCGAGGCCCCGGGCGAGGCCGGCCATGTCAAAGGAACCGCGCACGGCCATGGCCTATTCATCCACTTCCGACTCTTCGCCCTTCAGCGCCAGCAGCACGACCGTCTCGATCTCGGGCAGGATCTCAGCCAGCAGGGCCGCGTCCGCGCCCAGCGCCTGGCCGACCTGCATGACCGCCCCGAAGTCCAGGCCGTAGGGCCCGTTCATTCCCATCCGCAGCTGCCAGCGGCAGCCCTTGACGACACTCCAGACCGTCAGGCCTTCGCCGGTTCGGGGCTGGTTGACGACGGCGGGACACTCCCGGCATCGGTGGCCGTTGTCGGTGATGCATCCGTCGCAGTAGCTGTCGCCGCCCTCGGGGTGGAATTCCCACCTTGCGAGGGCGACAAGCCGTTTTTTTCAGCTTCGGCCTCCAGCAGCGGGCCTGCGTACTGGCGCTCAAACGCCTCATAGGCCGGGAACCAGCCCAGCAGCTGATCAATCTGTTCCGGTGTCGGCTGCCCCTCGATCGGAGATCCGTCGCTGTCGGCCACGCCTTCCAGAGCCCGCAGGCCGCCACGCCGCTCGGGCGGCGCGTCAGGATCCGGGCGATGCACCAGCGCCCCGATCAGGGCGCAGCGATAGCGGGAATGCAGGTCGTGCGGCTCGCCTTCGCCGGCGGCCAGCACCAGGTCGCGGGCCAGGCCCTTGGCGCGCAGATAGTCATGGGGCTGGATCGGGTCACAGACGGCAACCGCGCCAGGCCCGAGATCAATACGAACAGGCGCGAAACTCTTCAGCTGCATGAGGACAGACTCGGTTAAGGCGAAAGCCCCGCCGGCGAACCGGCGGGGCTGGGGGAAGCGGGCGGGTATTCGATGCAACGCACGCCGTGCGTCGGGTGGTGATTGGCCGGGCGCCCGGCGCCCAGCCCGCGTCGGGTCGACAGGGCGGAGCCCTGTGACCGCGGGCCCTTAGTAGGATGCCACGTCGTTGACCAGGATGGCCCGCAGCGTGCGCTGCGTTGCGGCCTTCTCGGTCGGCTTCATCTGGAACGTGGTGCGGATCCCGCCGGGGCCGGTCAGGCCGACCTTGCGGCGCGGCAGGCGGACGTTCTCCATGATGATGTCCAGCCGCTTCAGGGGACTGATCTGCCAGCCCAGCCGGACCGAGATCGGCGTCTTCGAGGTGGCCTTGTCGAACAGCACGCGGTCCGCGAACCGCGCCGTCACATCCAGCCCGACCGACAGCATGGCGGGATCGGCCCCGCCGATGCGGCCGTCCGACCGGATCGATTCGTCCTTGTCCAGATTGTTGCCGATGCGCAGCGTGGCAGTGTCGACGCGGGCCAGCGGAACGCCGTCCTGTTCGATGTAACCCGAGAACTGGCTGAAACGCTCGAAGGCCCAGTCGGACTCCAGCGTTCCGGCAAGCGACGAAGCCGACGGGGTCTCACCCTGGCCGATCAAGCCGATGGTGGCGTTCAGCAGGCCCGACCGCTGCATCTGGATTGACATGTCGTTGGCCATCACGCCGTAGTTCATGCCGTAGTGCGGCACATCGGGGAAACCCAGCTGGATTGCCGCGTCGGGGTGGGCGAGCTGGCCCGCGGTAAAGATATGGTTGAAGGCCCCCGAGGCAGCGCCGCCGGTCAGGGTGGCGGCAGAGCGGGTGGCGTTCGTGGCCGGGCTGGTTCCGGCCACAAGGGTGAAGCTGTTACCGGGCGTGCCGATCGTGTCATGCACGATGTTCAGCACAGTACCCGACAGGCTGGCCGAATAGGTCGCGGCGGCGATCCCGGCGTCGGCGCTGGCATTCAGGAAGATGACCAGGTTGTTGATCGTATCCGCCAGGGTGGCCCCAATCTGGCACTGGCCTGCGGTCGGGGCAGCGGTCACCAGCGTGACTGCCGTGCCGCCGATGGTCAGGACCGAGTTGTTCGCCGGCTGGGCCGAGAAGGCATAGGAGCCCGTCGCGAACAGGCCCGCCGTCGACACGGGCTGGCCCAGCATCAGCTTCAGCCACAGGCCGAAATGGCGCAGATCCACGGGCACGACGCCCGAGCCTTCATTCTTGATGACATCGTCCCCGCCGTCCTGCGGATCGCGGCCGAAGCCGAGGACCACGTCGTCCAGCACATCCTGGTCCTCGCCCAGATCCATGCTGACGACCGGAACCTTGCGGAAACCGGACCCCGGGACCGTGCCGTAACCAGCCGTGGCCATAGCCAGGGCGACAATGCCGTTTGCACCGCGAGCGCGAGCCATGGGAGTCTCCGATCAGAGAGGGGAAGGGGTTGAATAGTAGGCGATGATCGCCGCTTCGCTGGCCGCGCCGGACTCGGCACCGGCGATGTCCAGATCGCCCCGGTCGGGGGCAGTCGTCTCCAGCCATTCGACCAGACCGCCCAGCGTCCGGTCGGCCTCCACGGCGGAACCGACTGCGACCTGCATCGCATCCAGCGCCTGGCCGGCCGTCAGGCTGGCCGTCTGCAGGGCACCGAACAAAAGGCCGAACGGGTGGGAATAGTTGTAAACCAGGGGCGACAGATCGACCTCGGGCTCGCCCGGGTCGCCGTCCGAAATATCCACGGCACCGCCGGCGGGAATCTCATCCGCCTTGGCCTGGTTCCGCGTCACCGTCGCTGACGGCAAGGCGGCCGTCACCAGTGCCTCGATTGCGGCAGCGACCTGTTCGCGTTTGCTGGTCACGCCGGAATTTCCTTGACTTCGCAGGTCCAGATCCGGGTCCGCGTCAGACGCGGCTTGGCCAGAACCTCCAGCACGACACCGTCAGCGGCGCGCGTAATCGTGTCCCCGATTCCCGGGGTCGGGACCTGGCTGCGACGCACCCGGACAAACCGGGTGCGGACGACACGCTGGCCGTCCCCCCATCCGTCCAGATCGTCCCGTTCGGCGCAGCGGATCCGCACGGAACCCGACACGCCGGACCAGGTCGCATCCTCGCCGAGGCGGCGGAACACAGCATCCTGCTGGCGGTCCACGACCTCGGCGAAAGACATCGGCGTGCTTAGATCGTCGGTTGCAGACGAACGCGACCCACCGCGGCGGCGGCGAGCTTGGCGTCGACCGCATAGCCGGCCTTCTGGTTGCTGCCGGCGGTCGTGGTGAAGTTCTTGGCGGTGTCGTCCCAGTAAACCAGGGCGCCTTGCGTCCAGGCCTGGGAGGTCGCCGCGGCGACGTCAAACACGCCCGTGACGTGCCCAGCGAAGGTCGCACCGACCGCAGCCGCGATGGCGGGCACAGCGATGATGAGGCCGATCTTGACCGGCGCGCCGGCCACAACCCCGCCCGAAGGCGCGATCAGGTCCAGGCTGTTGCCCGGCTGGACGAAGTTTTTCATGGTCGTTTTCCTTGCTCTCGAGGGGTCGTTGGCGGAACGCCGCCGGCGAAGACAGGCTGGCCGACGCACGGCGTGCGTCGGACGGCCAGTTCCCGTCGGCAGAAGGCCCGGGGCCGCCGAAGCGGCCCCGGATATTCAGGAAGAGAGGGATCAGGCCCCGGTGTTGCGATAACCGAAGCGGAAGTCCGTGGCGGCGCAGCCGAAGTCGTGCTCCAGCTGGACCTTGACGCCCTGCTGACCGAACTGGTCCTCGATGCGCAGGCGCGGGGCCTGGTAGCCGTCCAGCAGACCCCAGGTCCAGTTGGTCCCGAACCGGGCGTCCGTATAGAGTTCCCAGGCGTTGCCGGTCAGCTGACCGCCGACGACCAGTTCCAGCTTGCCCGAGAACGGGTTGGCCTTGGCGACGTCATTGGCGATCACGGCCGTCAGGGCCATTTCCGCCTCGGTCTCCTTGTCCGGCGACACCAGCAGGATGGCGGCGGCCTGACCCATCTGCTGACCCGACAGGTTCTTCTGTTTGCGCAGGGCCGCCCGGCCGATGCCGAGGCTGGTCGTGCTGATGGCCGTGCCGGTGCCGGTGTAGTTGCCGTGGTCGACATGGAAGACGGCCTTGGCGTCTTCGTTCAGCACCGGGCCGACGCCCGAAGAGACGCCCTTCATGGCAAAGAAGGTCAGTTCTTCGAACAGGGCGACCTGATCGCCCTGGCTGCCCAGGATCTGATCGATGGCACCGAGGTTGTCGTTCACCAGCAGTTGGCGGGACAGACCGAAGCCGACGCCGTAGGGGCGGACGAAGGCCGTTTCCTTCTTCTCGCCGATCGTGCCCTGCTTGATCTCGCCCGTCTCGCTGACGCCCTGCAGCTGCGGGAAGTCCCCGGGGCGCAGCACGTCATGGGCGCGGAAGTCCATGAAGGTCATCTGGCGCGCGATGCGGCGATAGACCGGCGTGGCGGTCAGGTAGTTCTCCTGCAGGCGCGAGTTCAGCGCGCCGGACAGCAGGATCGGGAAGTCGCTGGTCGAGTGGAAGGCCCGCGAATACAGGTCGATGCGCTCGGCCGCGGTGCGGGGCATTTCGCGCTCGCCGAGGGAGCGGGCGGCGAGTTCAGAAAGCGAATGCCGCAGGAACGGTTCCGCCGCCGTGCGGGCATTGCGGCCAGCTTCGGTGTCCTCGAACTCGGTGCGGCCGGCCGACCGGCGCAGGCCGGCCAGGATGGCAGCCGGAACCCCGGCCCGAACGCGGTCGCGATCCTCGACCACAACACGACCGCCGGATCCGGCAGCGACACCACCAGTGGCGGTACGCTGGGCATCGGCAGCGGCGGCCATGATCGCGGCGCGGGCAGATTCCACGCTGATCGAGCCGGCCGCGTTCTGGGTGACCAGTTCGTTGGCGCGGGCGTCAACGCCGAGCGCACGGGCCTGATCGACGAAGGCGACTGCCTCGACGGCCGAGAAGCGCGAAACTTCAACCGCCGCCGGAGCTGCGGCCGGAGCGGCGCGGGTTTCGACGGCGGCAGCCGGGGTGGCGGCCGTTTCGGTGGCCCGGGTGTCCGGGGTGGCGGCATTACCGGGGCCGTTGGTGTCGTAGGCCACGCGGGCAGCCGACAGGGCCAGAGCGGCGGCCGTGCCGCCCAGCGAAAGGGAGCGTCTCATATCTTCGTCCTCTTGAGGGGTGGCGACAGCGCCGGTGGAAGCGGGAAGTCCGGGGGAAGGGGCCGCCGAGCGCACCCCGGCGGCGGGATCGGCGGGAACTGTGACCAGGCTGCCTTCCAGGAGTTCCCAGGAGGTCGCGCGCCAGGTGTGTTTTTCGGTCTCGGCATCAATCGCCACGACGGCCCAGGCCTTGGGCGCATAGCCGATCGAGATGCCGCGCAGCTCGCCGCGTGAGACCATGCCTTCGGCCTCGCGGCCGGCAGGCGTATCAGCGAAGCGCGCCGTGGCGGTCAGGGCGGCGACGCCACCGATGGTTTCGAACCGGACGGCGGTGATGGTGCCCAGATTGGCGTTGATGCCGTAGCGGTTGTGGCTGTCCAGCAGTGGCACGACGCCCTGGGCGACGCGCCCGATGTCGACCGCCGTTGCGGAGATCTCCAGCTCTTCTACGAAGTAGTGCCTGTCGACGGCCGAGCCGGTCGACAGGACCAGTTCCACAGTCCGTGCCTCGGCACTGTAGGTCGAGGGCGTGAAGGCCGCGAACCGTGACTGCGGGCCGGTCGGAGGGTGAGCGCGGCGATCCTCGCCCGCGGCGGGTGCGTCACGGGTCATCGGAGCGAGGGCCAGAAGGGCCGTCGCCGCAATCAGAGCGGTCTTTGTCATTGGTGTCCCCGTCAGGTTCCGGCGTTTGCCTGGCCTGCGCCCTGCTGGGTCGACAGGTATCCGGCGGCGGCCTGAAGCACGCCGCTGTCAGTCAGGCGGCGCGGATCGGTTTCCAGCGCCAGTTTCAGATCGTCGATCATCGTGTTCAGTTCGGCGATCTTGTTCAGGTGGTCTTCGGCATTGATGCCGCGCTCGGCCAGCGACTGGCTCAACAGCTTCAGACCAGCGCGGATCTCCATGACCTCGCCCATCAGATCCTTGACCGGGTCGACATAGCGCCGCTTCGGCATGGCCCACTGGGCGCGAACCTCAAGGAAACGGGTGTCGCCGGTCTGAAGCGCCAGGCGGCGCATGCGACGCGCGAATGCCGGATTGCAGAGGCGCGGGACCATCAGATTCTGTTGCCAGTCATCCAGCAGGGCCCAGTGACCCAGCATGGCGGCGCGCAGGCTCGAATAGTTGGCTTGGGACACATCCCCGGTCATCAGATGATAGGGCACCATCGACGCCGATACGGCCGCCAGCTGCTGGCGGATGAAATCGACGCTATCGCCGTCCGTGTTCGGCTGAAGAGTGCTGGCCGTCGTTCCAGACGGCGGCCGGATAATCATGCCCGGCCGCAGCGTCTCGATATCCGGGGCCGAGGTCCCGACTGAAGATCCGGACGCGGTTTCCCCGGTCAGCAGCGGCGAGCCGGCCGAGCCTTCACCGGCCGTCAGGATCAGGGCCAGACAGTTCTGGACCTTCTTCTTCAGGCGAATGGCCTGTTCGATGTCGGCGATGTCCTGAAAGGTCATCGCACTGGCCGCAAACCATGAAACGCCACGATCCGCACCGAAGCGGTCGCGCTCATAAAGGTGATCGACGTGCCGCGCCGGGATCAGCCGCGACCGGCGCGAGCCGCGCCAGGTCAGGTCGCCGGGGTGGCGATCGAACAGCCAGTAGCCGACACGGTTGTTGTCGCTGTCATACCGCACGCCCAGGGCGTCGCGGGATCCGTCAGCATCCTCTCCGACCTTGCTTTCGTCCAGGCTGTCGCTTTCCAGCCCCTCGATCCGTCCGTCAGGGCCCTGATTGTCAGCCTTCCAGAGCGTCAGCGTCTCGCCGCCGACGACCATGCCGCCGAAGGCCAGCTTCTGATAGCCGTACCAGTCGTCCTGGCCGTCGACCATGGACTCGGCCCAGCGGTCGAAATCGTCCTGCGCCAGCCGGCGCACGATCGGATCCGCGTGCACGGCCTGGGCGGCGATGCCGTCTCCGATCGCATTGGCAACGATCTGGCGCTTGGCCGTGAAGGCATATTTGTTGTTCCGGACCAGGTCGTGGCCGGTATTGCTCAGTCGGCGAAGCCCGCCGGACAGTTCGACATTGGCCCCGGAGGCCGGGGTGCGGCGACCATTGTGCCGACCAGCGGCGGCAGCATCATAGCCTCGGATCATCCCCAGCGCCTGACGCGCCGCGATGCGGCGCGCGCCGGCGGCCGGCGAAAACACGGCGATGGTGTTGTCGATCAGATCACCCAGGACGGACATGGATCAGCCCCCCTGGAACGACGCGAGCGTGGTTCCCATCGTCTGGCGTCCGGTCGGCGCAGCGGCGGCCTTGCGGGTAAAGTAGGCAAGGGCCTTCTGGATCTCGACAGTCGACCGATAGGTCACCCGGTCGCCATCCGACTCCACTGTGACCTCGCCCGAGGCAAGGCCGGCTTCCAGCTGGGCAATCTCGACGGCGTAATCGGGGGCAGGCATCAGAGATAGTCCCCCTTGACGTCGATATAGCCCGGGGCCGAAGCCCGCGGCTCACTCTTCACAGCCACCGGTGAAGCAGGCGGCGTTACACCGACCGCGCCGGCCAGCAGATCGCCCTGCAGCGGATCCTTCGCGGCATACCGCTCGACCCGCAGCTTCGCCCAGTCGGCCTCCGACAGGGTGTCCAGCATCAGCTTCTCGGCCGCCGCGATGTTGTAGACTCGGCAGTCCAGGTAGTGGTTTTCGCGCCCCGGCAGGGGCTGCCACTTCCGCTTCGGATAGCCGTGCTCAACGACGCTGACGACCGTCTCGGCCGTGATCATCTCGAACCATTCGTCCGGGGTGTCCCGGCTGAAATGGCAAAGGCCGCGAGGGCGGTGACCCGCCGCCACGCCCGTTTTCGCTTCTTCGGCCGCCAGCTTCAGCGTCGACCGCAGGAAGCCGTAGAACATGGCCTTCACGCCATCGACACCGACCAGATAGGCCTTGTCGTCCGCCTTTTTCGAAGCAAACCCGGTGCGGCTGCCCTGCCGCTCATACTTCAGGTTCTCGCCACGCCCCAGGATCGGTCGGGTCCAGCCGGCACGGCCGAAGACGACCATCCGGTTGGGGCGCATCCGCGCATATTCTTCCGCAGCCTTCGTGTGATAGCCGCCGTCGACGACTTCCCAATCCAGCGGCAGCGCCTTGCCGCCCGGAAAAACCGTCAGCTGTCGCGACAGCTTGTCCAGATCGACCCAGGCCCCTTCGCCCGGCACATCGGTGTTGCCGGGCAGGAAGGCCTGGTGCAGCGACCAGCTTTCCGCATCCGGCCCCCAGCCGACCAGTTCGGTGTAGATCCCGTCGCCCTGGACGTCGCTGGCGCGGGTCAGCACGACCGGCCCCGCCGGCATCTGCCCCGTGCCCCAGTCCTGTGACCGCAGGGCCTTCAATCTGTCATGGTCCGGCGTCGCGCCGCGCAGTTCGAACGCCGCCCCGCGGGTCAGCATCGTCCAGCCCATCAGCTTGAACTGGTCGCCACGGCAGCCGACGAACTCGACCGCCATATCGCCCCAGGTCTGGAAGCTGGTCAGCATGCCGTCGATGTCGAACGCACGTTTGACGCTGCGCACCATCCGGGCGCGCGCCGCTTGAAACTCTTCCTCCGACAGGACCAGCGGCAGGGTCTCGCCGTCGATCATCTCCGACAGCCAGCAGTCCTGCCGGATCATCGCCAGCTTCTGCCAGTGATGCGTCACCGTCCCGCAGCAGCGCGGGACCAGATAGGCGTCTTCTGGCCGGCCATCAGGCCATTGAATGTCCCGCTCGCCGTCCGGCTGGGGATCCCAGACGATCCGGAACCGCGAGGTGCAGTGCGGGCAGGCGTACCAGGCGAACCGGCGATCGACGCCGTCGGCGCTGAACGCCGCGTCGATCTTGCTGGCACCCTTGATCGTCGGGGTCGAAATCTTGACCCGTTTCGACAGGCCGCGTCGGCGGTAAACCTTTAGTCGCTGATCGACCATGCTCTCGGGTGAGCCCTGGCCGTCCAGGTTGTCCGGAAACTGGTCCAGATCGTCTTCGACCGCGTACCGCATGGTGCGGGACCGCAGCCCGGCCGCCGAGTTCGCACCGGCCAGCGCCACATAGGACGACGACCGCGCAAACCGCAGCTTGTTCTTCGTCGATCCGTCGCCGGTCGCCTCGCCCAGCTGGCGGATCGTGCCGCCGCGCGCCGGGTCCAGCCGAGGCGTGGACTCGATCATCGGCCAAAGCTTCTCCGCCGCCCATTCCAGCCCCGCCTTAAGCGTGGACTGCACGAACAGCATCGGGCCCGGGGCCAGGTCAGAGATGAACCCGATCCAGTTCTCGACCGCCGCCGTGCCGCCCGACTGGGCGCATTTGCGCAGGATCACTTCCTCGCAAGGATCTTGCGGGGACAGGGCGTCCATGGGCTCGACCAGATACGGGGCCGTCTCATGACGCCACCGGCCCGGGATCGGCGCATCATCGCTGAAGCGCCGGTATTTCGCCGCCCATTCCGAAACCAGCATCCGCTCGGCGGGCCGGAACCCTTCCGAGAAAGCCTTGTCCAGTTTGCGGGCGTTGGCCGTCAGGATCGGCGCGGTCGTGCCGAAGGCTTCCAGATCGAACGCCATCAGCCGGCCTCCCGCTCTTCTGCCTCCCCTTCCGCCAGGGCCTGGGCCACTTCGGCCTGGACATCGGCGTCGTCTTCATCGGGATCGATGCCGTCCGCGACCTGACCAGACGCGATCTGCGCCGCCAGATCCGCGAAGGCCCGTTCGATTTCATCTTCCAGCTGGGCCACGATGGCCCGGGCGTCCCGGTTCGCCGCCAGCCATTCGGCCTGCGACCGCACCACGGACAGCATCCGCTCGCGCGCCACCCGTCCGAACTCCGACGCACGCCGTGCGTATTCCTCGAGCGGCACCAGGTCACCGGCCCGCCGCGCGTTCTCCAGCTGCAGCTTCTCGGTCTGCTGACGGATCAGATCCGTCCGCACATCCGCCAGGCTGCCGCCGGCCGCCGGGGCCGAGGTCGGTGCCGGCGGCAAATCTCCAGCAGGCTGAACCCCGCCCTTAGTCGGACGGCCCCGCGCCGGGTCAATCTTCGCGTTCAGACGCGCCTCGGTCCGCGCGACGTCGATCTTCACCTTCGTCGGATCCGCTGGATCCTCCGCCATCACCAGGAGCGAGGCCTTAGCCCAGTTCGAAACCGCCGACTTGCCCACCCCTCGGTGAACCGCAAACTCGCTTTTGCTCATGAGCCGGGGCGAGTTCACGGGGTTCAAAATCCTATTCAGGGCCTAAGCGTTTTAAGTTTGCGTTTATTCTCCTC